ATACTCCTTTGGGTTGGGGAAATTATTTCTCGCCGCGGGCTTTGGCACCCGCAGCGATAATCCGTGCCGCAGTTGTCGCGGCTGAATTGCCGGTTGGCGCTTCTGCATCTACACCAACATTTGGTACGCGTGCAGTCGTCATGCGGTCAGCAAGATTGCGGCCTTTGGTGCCGCCTGTTGCTGCAGTGGCAAGCAATGAAACTGCCTCTGGTGCCGACATATTGGTATTGAATGCAAGGTGCGCAGCTAGATCGGGACGCACACCTGCAGAGGCATCGGCAAAAATTGCCTTGCAACGAGCTCGCTCTGATTGACGAGCGGCTTTAGCATCGTCGCTATCATCTTCAGCATCGTCGTCGTCATCGTCACCGCCATCCGCTTTTTTGGATTTTTTCGAAGATTTGTCTTTCTTGTCCTCCTCATCCATGCGGTTAGCGTAGTCTTCGTCAGACTCATCTGGGCGCTGTTTTTTGTCATCGTCGTCGCCGCCTTCTGCCCTTTTGGATTTTTTCGAGGACTTATCTTTCTTGTCGTCTTCTTCATCCATGCGGTTGGCATAGTCTTCGTCAGATTCATCTGGACGCTGTTTTTTGTCGTCGTCGTTATCTTCCGCTTTGGCAGCTTTGCTAGGCAGCCCAAGCAGGTGGGCAAAGGATGCTGCTTTCAACATCATTGATTTCATCTTGATCTCCAATTAAAAAATGTTAGGCTATTTCATCGAGCAAGGATCGAAACGCGGCGTCAGGAGCCATCACAGCGTCCGCAAGGCCTTGGCTCACGCCAGCGGCTCCTAAATACGTTGCGGCCTGCGTATCTCGAACTTTTTGTTCCGAGATGCCTCTGTTGCGGGCAACTGTTGTTACGAACAGTTCGCCCATGCTATCGATGTCTGCCTGGAATGTTTCCAATGCTTCTTTCGACAACGGAATTTCTGGATGACCATCTGCTTTACGGTCTCCATAAGTAATAAAGGTGACTTCCAAGCCAGAATTTTTGAGTGCCTTCGACCAATCCACATGCATCCAGATCACGCCAATGGAACCGGTGCCGCCAGTGCGCGGCACAATAATGCGATCTGCTGCACTCGCGATGGCATAGGCTGCGCTGTAAGCGTTCTCATTGAGAATTGACCAGACCGGTTTAGCGCCACGCGCACCGTAAATTGTGTCGACTAAATCAAAACAGCCGGCGACTTCACCACCCGGACTGTCGATGTCAAGGCAAATTGCTTTAACATCTGGATCTGTTAGCGCAGTGAGAAAGTTTTGACGAATGCCGTCGTAACCAGTCATACCGCTATAAGGCCGTAAAGTGCCGAGTTTTTGTACCAATGTGCCAGCGACGGGAATCACTGCGACATCGCCGACCATTTCGTACCCAGCGCGCGGATTGCTGCCTGGCTCTGCTTCACCATAAGCAGCGTCTGCATCGAGCGATAGTTCTACGCCATTCAGGTTGACTGCGCGACTGATACCCATGCGATCAGCCAAGGCGGCCATAACAACTTCTGCCTTCTTTGGATGAATCGCCACAGGTGTGTTGAAAACACGCTGGGCAATGTGCGGTAGATGATTCATTGGGCTGCTGGCTCCTGCGTTGATTCGGATGCGTCGGCTCCCATCGCCCATTGTGGTAACGGAAGACCAAGTTCTTTGAAGCGCGCAACTTCGATGGCGCGTTGTGCGACGTTTTCACGCCAATCAGCGCCTGCGTTTTCAGCGCATTCGTCTTCTAGCGTCGATAAACCTGCATCCATGCCCAAGATGGAACCCTGTTTTTCTTTTACTGGGTCGATCCAGCCGCGCCCAGGTCCCATCCAACGTGCGCGTGAATATGCCGCACGATATTCAGAAAAATCAGGGGCGCCGACTGGCAATGGAAGGTTGTCTACTTCAATCGCTTCTTCAACGAATGCACCGATGATGGGTTGTGCGAAACCAGCTGCAAAATCCAAACGACGACGCGACAATGTTTTCCACGCTTCCAGTAAGGCGGCACGTGCTGAGCTGTAATTAACATCGCTCCAGTTTTGACTGATTTGTTGCGCCGATAGTCCGGTACCCGCAGCAACGTTGCGTAGCATTGCACCTTCAAAAGCATCGAAGTTGGCGTTTGGTCTTTCTGCTGAAACTGTGTTGATTTTTTCACCTGGAAATAAAATCGGCATGCGTGCTTCGCCGAGCTTTATTTTTCGCTCCTCGTGAAACGATGATCGTTCCTGCTGATAAGCGTTTAAATCAGCCGAGTCTTCCACTGCGCTTTCGACCATAGCTGGGTCATAAGGGCTTTCAATATACGCACCAAAAATGGAATTGATGATTGCTGCATCAAGTTCTATACCGTCGTACTTGATCAGCATTTTCAAACGCTGAAGTACCGGTGTAAAAATGCCAGCGCCACCACGATGTTGTCCTGCGCGGTCGTGATCAAAGTAGTGCACGATATTGGGACGTCCCCAATTTGTTTCACGTTCAACCCGATCCCATGTTTGTGCTTGAGCAGCGCTAAACCAATCGCCTTGATGCGCACGACGGATGTGATAGGCAACTGCTGCGCCATATTCATCAACCTCTACACCACCACGCATCGACTGTTGATCAAATTGAAGTTGCGGATTGGACAAACGATCTGGATCAATCATCTGCACGGTGGTTGCATAACGTGCTTTGCCTGGTGAAACGCGCTCAGGCAAAAAATGCAAAATGGCCAGCGCATCGCCGTCAATCAGATGATGGCGAAAACCAAGCCTCATTATTTGCGACATCGTTTGGTTGCGTTGCGCATCACAATATCTGCCTGGATCATTTGCCCAAGTTCTATAGCTAGCTTCTAGCGCCTGCCCAAACTCGTCAGCCCATACATGATCAAATGCTTTGATACCGGTATGCGCTTGCAATGCTAGATAGTCTGGTTTGAAGATCGGGCGAAAATTTGCGCCAATCGCATTATCCAAAAAGCGAGTAACGGTGCCAGACGCCCAACCATCATTACGAACCAGATCACGTACGCGCGACACGATACGGTCGCGATACATGTTGAGTTCACCATCCGGCGACCACAAATAAGGTCGCCAATCCTCCATGCGACCGCTATGAATATCGGCAGCGTCATACGGCGTATTGCCGCCACCAACCAACATGCGTGAGCGTGGTAATGCACGTCCATCAGCGCCGAGAATTGTCACTGGATTTTTCATCAAAATCTAAATCGAATCGGACGACGTGGCTGGCAAATAATGCCGAGCTGCGCTTGTAGTTGCTTGATCAGCGCCACAAGATTTTGAATGTTAGCAGTGGTGTAAGTCACTGCCTTGGCACCATCACCTTGTGTATATGAGTACGATTGTCCTTTTGATCCTGTCGACAAATCGATGTACGCCTGCTGCGCCGCAGCCAGCTGCGCACGCAAATTATCGGTGTCCATGCCTGCAAGAATGCTGCGTGATGGATTAAAACGACTCATTTTTATGCCAATCGTGTTGCGCGTGATTTACGTGGTGCAGCCTTCTCTGGCTGCATCTGTTTTGCTAATGGCTCGGTACGAATATCGAGACCTGAAGGCGCTACTTGTTTCTGTATTGGTATTTCGATGGGTGCGCTCAACAACTCTGGTTGCCGAACTTGCTGCTCAACCATCAACCAATTTCGTTCTTTCCAGAGATTGATCTTTTGGCTACGAGCTGCATGCAATGCATACACTTCACAATCCAGTGCTTCATTACGCACACCGGATTTTTTTTGCCAAACACGCTTGTTTCTGATGCTGCGATGCGGCGCTTTTACTTCACTGAGTATCTGCACCCAATAATCATCGCGGACAGTTACATACCAATGCATTCGACCCGGACCATTACCGGTTAATCGAATACGACCTGCGCCAGCGTCATGACCGAGAATTAAATCTTTAGATCGTTGCGTGCCGACCATGAATGGACGAACGCCATATTTCGCTGCTTTGTTTTTACGGCCCGGATCGATCGATTGACGCGGTGGGCTAAATATCTCGCGGCCATCGTCAAGCGATGCACCTTTGACTGCCATGTATCCATGCATCTGGCGCTTACGTACAAACGCATAAACGGCATCCGACGTTTGTCCGTCGGATGAGTCGACAGATACAGCACGAATTTTTAGTAATGCGCCAGCAACATGCGGAATTGGTCGTGACAACAGCTCATCTAACTCAAGCCACGCCCCCTGTTCAGGCACAATCGTCTGCCCGTACAACTCACCCCAATACAACAACCATGATTCCTCGCCACGCCCCCATGCACGGATCAATACTGCAAGCCGATCATGCTGCACATCGACGCCTGCTGTAAGAACAAGTCCGCCCCATGGCACAACGAGTTCGTCGTATTCCTCAGCACGTGCTTTGAGTGTTTCGCTCGCTGGCAAATCGGTGGTATAGGCATATGGCAGCCCTTCCGTGTTATTTCGGAAGGCGCGCATCTTTGTGTCATCACCTTGTGACAACGCCAAATCAGCGGTTAATCTCTTTTTCGCTAAGTTCGCAAACGTGCTGCCAGCGAAAGGGCTGTACAACTCATTAATATGAAATCCAGCAGTGCCATTGAATGCCGCAGTGGCGATCCATTCACCTTTGCGTACATTCCGATTGCGGTCAGCATCTGTCCATACGCCACCACATTCAGGACAAACGTAATAGGCCGTCTCTGGCAATGCCTGACCATATACTTCGTGACTTTGTTGCGGGTCTGTCTGCCACCGTACGTATTCCCATGTCATTGCATGGGTCTCGCCACAGTGGTGGCACGGGATAAAGAACTTCCGCTGGTCACTATTCTTGTAGTTGGACTCAACGCGTGAGACACCTTCAACTGTTGGTGTCCCACCAAAAATAATCTTGCGACGTGCGTATGTCTTGGTGCGCTCTTCCAGCAGAGTGATTGTGTCACCCTGATCTCTTACGTTTGTGTTGCAGTCGTCTGGCTCTTCGACACAAACAACAGGTGCAGGTGTTGATTTAACTGAACTGGGGCTATTGGAGCTGACCAGTTTGATAAAGCCGCCTGGGAAATTCTTGAAGTGCCACTGATTATCACGATCGCGAGCCTTGCTCACTGGCAGAATCGCAGAAAGTGCCGGTGATGATTCAACCATTGGCACAAACTTCTCTGCGTTGTAATCTTTTGCAGCGCCTTCCTTTGCAAACATCACAATGATCGGGCATGGATCCGTTGCAATGCGACGCCCAAGGTAATTATTGAGTACGCCATCTGTCCAAGCAACTTGAGCAGATTTCATTGCCACAACTTTTGTGACTTCTGGATTATCCAGAGCTTCATGCATACCCCGTACCCACGGGGTCAGTTCTACGTTATAGCGGCCCGGTCTCGCTGATGCCTTCGCTGATAGTCGACGGTATCGCGTTGCCCATTCCGTTGTCGTCAATTTTTCCGGCGGCATCAATACTGACGCCAATCGTGCGATCAAAGTCTTTACTGCCAGCGTCGTATCGAGTGAGCTGAGAGAGGGCAGCGAAGGTGTATTCATTGAGCATCGTCAAGTCAACGTCGATGCCATGTATGGCGTCTAGGTCAGCCTTTAATTTATCGTCCCGAGCCAGTAACTCAGTGCGAAATGCGCTGACCATATTGACTAACTCTGGTTCAAGCTGCGTGACATTGATCAGCAGTCCTTTTTTTTCAGCGACCGTTAGTTGTTTTAATTCACGATCAACACGTTCTGTGAGAACACGTTCGCGGGTTAAATCTAATCCATCGCTTGAACGATGGCCTGCGGCGACAGCGCGGATATTTCTGATGTATTCGACTCGAACATCGTCGAGTGTCGCGGTCTTTAAATCGATGCCAAGTTTTTCAATCGTCGCTGAAACAGCTTGTTGGCTCAGATCAAGATGGTCAGCAACCTGTTGTTGCGTCAACACGAATACAACCCCCCAAGTAATTTCATAACTAGAGAAAATCCGCGTCTTCCT